ACTAGCACTTTCAAAAAGATAACAACCAATGGCCGAAGAACAGAATCCAGCAGAGTACAATGACCTCGTAAGAGACTTTACCAATGCGACCAAGCAATCGGAAGCGTCGGCCAAGCGTGGCAAGGATACAGTAGACACATTGAAGTTTGCAATTAGAGACTTGGGTAGAGTGGGCAAGACGGCCTTTACTGGTATACTTGATGTCAATGGCAGTTTTAGTTCAATGAATAATTCAGTAACCAGCGCGGGCAATATGCTGCGAAGGCTAACTGGTAGCAATTATAAAACCACAACTGCGCTGTCATTGGTAATCACTGGCATTGAAAAAACAATAAAATCATTGTTTGGATTCAATGATTCGATGATTAAGTTTTATGACGGATTGGGTGAGTACGGTATAACTGTAGGTCACAGTTCGGATCAACTGCTGAAATTGGCACACAGTGCTGGGTACTATTTGGAAAAGTCCGAGGCGTTCTCTAAGCTGTTGACTGAAACTGGCGACTCCCTGCTAGCATTGGCACCAACTGCCTCCGAGGGAGCGGACAAGTTGGCGCTGATATTTAATAATACTCAGGGTAAAACACAAGAAGAATTTCTCAAGTTGGGCATAGGTCCCGAACAACTGAATAAGATGCAGCTTGATTATATCAAATTGCAGTCAGGATATGGCGCCAAGCTTTCAGGAAATGCGGATCAAATCAGAGAAAGATCAGTGCAGTATGCACTAAGCATTAACAAGCTGTCCATGTTGACCGGAGCCAGACGAGAAGCGGTGGCACAGACTCTTGCTGCGGCAAATGCAGATACCAAATTTGCACTAAAAAAACGCATGCTTGAGCAAGAGGGCAACCTACAGGCCATAGATGCGTTCGATCAAACAGGCACTCTGCTCAATATTACTCTGGGTGAAAAACACGCGGCTGCATTCAGAGACCTAGCTGCCAACCATACTGCTACTACACTAGAAGGCAAAGCATTGCTGTCAAAAACTGGTGGTAGGATAGTGGGTTGGGTTAGGCAGTTGGAAGCAGGTCAACTGACTGGAATTGATGTTGCCAAACTTATTGCCAAAACGGAATCAGAATATGTCAGGACTAACCAAGAAGCGGTGAGTGCTAGTGAAGACTTTCGTAACAACATGTTTTTGAATGGTAAAAGCATGACGGCTGATGCAATACTATCGCAAATAAAAACAGAAAAAGATGTAGAAGAAATGATTAAAAAACGTCAAGCAGGAATAGACGACGCCAAGCGTCTGCAGAACAGTCAATTGAATACGGAGAGAACGGTTAATATAGCTTTGGATAGGTTAAAACTTGCTGTGTCCGGCCCTGCCAATTCTGTGTTTATTTGGTTGATTAAAAAAATGACACAGTTGGCGACTGGAGTATTAAAACTAGCGCTACAGCTACCAATTGGAGAAACACTAAAAGAAAATTTGGAAGAATTTCGTAAAATTTTAGGCGGCGATGTCGAAATACAGCAACAGCTTGATGATATTAACAAAGAAGTCAGCAGAACCTCAGAGGAAACTGAAGTCTATGCAAGGATCAGCGGCAATCTTGTGGCTGCAGAAAAAGAAAAAGCACTGGCAGAACAACAGAATATACTACTAACAAAAAGAATACAAGCTGGAGAAACAATTGATCCCAACATATTACGAGAAAATGAACTTAACCTAACCAAAAAACGAGCTGAAGTAGCAGAAATCAAAAAACGCGAAGCTGATTTGCTTAAAGGTAGAACTGTGGTTCAACTTGAAGCAGAAAAAAAAGAAGCTGAGGCTCGTAGAGAAAGATACAGAGAAACACTACGTCCTCATGAGGTAACTGCATATGAGGAAAGACGAGTTCAAGAGGCCAAACAACAGGCCAATAATTACTCTGGTCTTAATATTAAGGGCGCTGAATCTATAGCAGGTGGGCCAGTGGATCCCAAACTTATAGAATTGGCCAGACGAATACAGGCCGCAATTCCGGGGGTAAAATTTACGGCGTTCAACGACTTAACTCATAAACGTGGCAAACACGTTACTGGAACTGCTTTGGATTTTACCATGGATCCTCCACCCAAGAATGCAGAAGAAGCCAAACTGATAAAGAAAAAGTTGTATGATTTGGGATTTAGTACCGCATTGGACGAGTATTTTACAGAACGGTCACCCGGTGCTACAGGACCCCACTTTCATGCGGCCTTTGCTGAAGGAGGTGTAGCAACCGGTTCCAAATCAGGATACGAGGTAACACTGCATGGAACTGAAGCTATCATTCCACTGTTGCCCAATAACACAGTACCAATAAAATTAAAAAATAAAGACAAATTATCAGATTTTAGCAGCATAACCAATTCAATCAAATCTAAATTAGCTGATGTTATGGCTAACCAGATAAACAGTGCTGCAGGCAATGATGCACTCACTGAATTGTTGGTTAACATGATTAGAGGCAAATTCGTTGCCATGATATCACAAGTAGAAATGAGCAATTCGGTACAGAGTGAGCTAAAAATGTACCTACGTAACTAAAAGCTAAATAATACTATGTCATATAAAAAGCGTTTTTCTGGATCAAATACCACCGGTCAACTGAGTCCCATATCGGGAATAAACAGTAATACCAGTAACTGGAACAGTACTGGCAAGAGCACTGGTTACAATAATCAAGAATTTGGTTACAAAAACTACATGAACAGGCTGCCCGAAGTGTACACTGGGCACCCAAATCGCATTGAGCGTTACAATCAGTACGAAATGATGGACGTGGATGCTGAAGTAAACGCCTGTCTAGACATCATTGCTGAGTTCAGTACACAGAAAAATGAACACAACGGCACACCATTTAACATTGATTTCAGAGAAGATCCAACTGAACATGAAGTCGATATAGTCAAAAAACAACTACAGCAATGGTGTAAACTGAACGAATTTGATACCAGAGCATTCAAAGTTTTCAGAAACTCCATCAAGTACGGTGATCAAGTATTCATTCGTGACCCAGAAAACTTCAAGTTATACTGGGTGGACATGACCAAGGTAACCAAGGTCATTGTCAACGAAAGCGAAGGCAAGAAGCCGGAGCAGTATGTAGTCAAGGATATAAATCCAAATCTAGAAAATCTATCAGTGGCACAGAAAGTGTCAACTGATTTTGCCGCCAATCCCAGTACTGGTTTTGGTGGTACTGGTGGTGGCGGAGCAGCACAGGGATATACGGTGCCATCTATGCCCGGCGGAACCACAGGCAGCAGATTTAGTTTGGGACAGAATGAAGCAGCAATTGATGCCAAACATATTGTGCATCTTAGCTTGACTGAGGGCTTGGATCGTTACTGGCCATTTGGTCAGAGTATCTTAGAGAACATCTTTAAAGTATACAAACAAAAAGAATTATTAGAAGATGCGATTTTGATCTATCGTATCAGTCGTGCCCCAGAGCGCAGAATGTTCAAGATTGATGTGGGTAACATGCCCAGTCACATGGCCATGGCGTTTGTGGACAGAGTTAAGAACGAGATTCATCAGCGCAGAATACCCAGCGCTGCAGGTGGTCAAAGTGGCATGGATGCCACTTACAACCCATTGAGCATGAACGAAGACTACTTCTTTCCCATGACAGCAGACGGTCGTGGTAGCACAGTTGAGATGCTGCAAGGCGGTCAAAATCTGGGTGAAATTGACGACTTAAAGTATTTTAACAACAGATTAGCACGTGGGTTACGTGTGCCCAGCAGCTACTTGCCAACTGGTCCAGACGATGGACAGTCACCATTGAACGATGGTAGAGTTGGTACTGCAATGATTCAGGAATTCAGATTCAACGAATATTGCAAAAGACTACAGAACTACATCAGTCAGAAGTTTGATGAAGAATTCAAACTGTTTCTAAGATGGCGTGGATTCAACATTGATTCAGGTTTGTTTGACATCAAGTTCAACGAACCACAGAACTTTGCTGCGTATCGTCAAAGCGAACTGGACAAGGACCGAGTGGCAACATTTGGTGCCATGGAAGGCTTTCCCTATATATCCAAACGTTTTGCTCTCAAGCGTTTCTTGGGATTGAGCGAAGAAGAAATAAAAGAAAACGAACAAATGTGGCGTGAAGAACGTGAGAAGCCTGAGGATACTGAACCCAAGGGCAGCGATCTTAGAAATATTGGTATCAGCGCAGGTGACATGGAATCTGATATGGAAGAAATAGCTGGCATGGAAGCACCACCAGAAGAAACGGAACCAGGTGCAGTGGCTCCACAAGTACCGGGTCCTGAAGCACTGGGTGGTTTACCTGCAGCTCCAACTCCTACTGGAATGTAACTTGTGATAAATACATTATAGGAACCACCGGATGAAACTTTTTGAAATGTTCGAGCCAGCAGTTAAGGGTTATCAAGATGAAGAAGATGACAATAGCAAGCCACGGTGGAAAGAAAGTCGCAAGACTAAACTTACCCTAAGACAAATAAACAAGTTGCGCAAGATGAATGATGTGCGCAGCTACGAAAAAGCACAGAGTTTAAAGAAAATACGCAATCAATACAAACCAGTTGAACAAGCACCCGTAATGTAAAAGTTCAGCTATTTCCCGCCAAAACGCAAAAAAACAGCACATATTGTGCTGTTTTCTCAGCTATGCACTAAATAATTTCACGAAGCCATTTCTATAGGAGAACTTTACAATGGATAACAAAAAATTTGAACAACTGATCGACTTGATCATCAATGAAAATGAAGACCAAGCTCGTGCTCTATTTCACGATATCGTCGTTGAAAAGTCAAGAGAAATTTATGAATCAATGATGTATGCTGATGAAGGCATGAATCCAGAAGGCGGTCAAATTGGTGACCTACTGGACGAAATTGACGTAGAACAAACCCAAGGCGTTACCGAAGAAGATGACGAATTTGATGACATCGAAATGGCCGGCGACGAAGACATGGGCGACGACATGGGCGACGAAGACATGGGCGACGAAGAAGAAGAATTAGAAGACCGCGTTGTTGATTTAGAAGACAAGCTGGACCAGTTAATGGCTGAGTTTGAAGAACTAATGGGCAGCGACGAAGAAGACATGGGCAGCGACGAAGACATGGGCGACGACATGGGCGATGAAGACATGGGCGACGAAGAAATGATGGAAGCATCTGACGACGAAGACCAATTGGCTGAGTCAGTTCAACTGCAAAAAGTAGCCACTGCTAAAATGGGCGATGACGGTGCAAACTCCAAGAGTGTAGCATTGAGCAAGCCAAAGCTAGTACAGACTGGTGCTAAATCAGTTAACTTTAGTCAAGGTGACGAAAAGGGCCGCACAGCTCCAACAACACAAACAGTTAAAGGCGACTTTAAAAATGCAGTAGGCATCAAAGGTGCAAAAACAGAAACAGCACCAAAGCCGCACACAGCACAAGCAACTGGTGTCAACACCAAGAGTCCAATGGCTGAGTCAAAAAAGTCAACAAAAGTAAGTAAGTAAGAAAGTCCGAGACCAAATGGCTTTGTATCTCAAAGAACACTTAACATTCGACCGCGCTAACATGGTGGTCGAAAGCGTTAAGGAATCTGACGGCGAACTAAAGACCCTTTACATGAAGGGTATTTTCATTCAGGGCGGGGTTAAAAACGCAAATGAGCGCGTTTACCCTGTTTCTGAAATTGAAAGCGCAGTTGGAACGTTAAACGAACAAATCAAAGATGGTTACAGCGTGTTGGGTGAAGTTGATCATCCAGACGATCTTAAAATCAATTTAGACCGCGTATCACACATGATTACAAATATGTGGATGGACGGTCCTAATGGTTTTGGAAAACTAAAAATTTTACCAACTCCCATGGGTCATTTAGTACAGACCATGCTGGAGAGTGGTGTCAAACTAGGCGTAAGCAGCAGAGGTAGCGGAAACGTTAACGATGGTGATGGCCGTGTCAGTGACTTTGAAATAGTCACTGTGGATATTGTCGCACAACCTAGCGCACCTAACGCATATCCCAAAGCAATCTATGAAGGCATGATGAACTTGAAGCATGGACATAGACTGTTGGACATTGCAAAAGATGCAAGTAGCGATAAAAAAGTACAGAGGTTCTTAAAAGACGAAGTAATTCGCCTTATTAATGATCTCAAGATTAAAGGGAAAAAATAATGACTTTAGAAATCATTAAACCATTACTTGAGAGTGGAATCATCAACGAAGAAACCAGCGTCGCCATAAACGAAGCTTGGGAATCCAAGTTAAATGAAGCTCGTGAGCAAGTACGTGCAGAACTCAGAGAAGAATTTGCACAGCGTTATGAACATGACAAAGATGTAATGGTGGAAGCCCTAGACAAGATGGTCACTGCAAGTCTATCAACTGAAATTGAAGAATTTCAATCAGAAAGACAAGCGATGAATGAAGACCGTGTTAAAGCCCAACTAAAATTGCGCGAAAGTGCCAGCAAGTTCAATGAATTCATGGTAACAAAATTATCAGAAGAAATCAGAGAACTACGTGGTGATCGCAAAATGCAAAATGAAGGTCAACAAAAGCTTGAGCAATTTATTGTTCATGCTCTTGCCCGTGAAATTAAAGAATTTGCGGAAGACAAGCAAGCAGTAGTTGAAGCTAAGGTCAAATTAGTAGCAGAAGGTCGTAAGCAATTGGTAGCACTGAAACAGAAGTTTGTTACAGAAAGCGCCAAGCGTATGAATGATGTTGTTACTAGTCATCTTAAAGGGGAAATGAGTCAATTGAAAGAAGATATCAAAACTGCTCGTGAGAACAGCTTTGGTAGAAAAATCTTCGAAGCGTATGCAACCGAATTTAGCGTTACTCACTTAAATGAGAAAGCTGAAACTCGTACATTGCTGTCACAGTTAGAAGAAAAAGATCGTCAATTGGCAGAATCCATCAACTCAATCAATGAAACAAAACAATTGGTTGAGAGCAAAGAACGTGAAGTTCGTGTTATTAAAGAATCCAATCTACGTGAAAAGACCATGAGCGAACTGCTCGGAACTCTTAATCAAGAGAAAGGCACTTTAATGCGCAACTTACTAGAAAGCGTCCAGACCCCGCGTCTTCAGACTGCTTTCGACAAGTATCTCCCAGCAGTTCTTAACAACGCCCCAGATAAAGCTGTTAGCACTAAGGTTTTAAATGAAAGCGTAAAAGAAGTAACCGGGAACAAAGCTGCAATCAAACAAAAAGTTGATGCTGACCAACGTGATAACGTTATCGATATCAAACGTTTGGCAGGGCTTTAATTAATAGACATACGAATTAGGAGAAATATTTATGTCACAAGTACTCTTAGAAGGCCGTTGGGACGAAACCAAAGAAGCTCTGTTAGAAGGCTTAAAAGGTAATCGTCGTTCAACAATGGGTGTTATTTTAGAAAATACCCGTAAAAATTTATTACGTGAATCAAGTGCTGGCACAACTACTGCTGGTAACATCGCAACACTTAACCGTGTTATTCTGCCTGTTATCCGTCGTGTAATGCCAACAGTTATCGCTAACGAACTAGTCGGCGTTCAGCCAATGACTGGTCCAGTTGGACAGATCCACACACTACGTGTACGTTACGCACAAAGCATGACTGACAGTTCAGCAGCAGCTACTTCTATCACCGCTGGTGAAGAAGCACTGAGCCCATTCAAGATTGCACAAGCATATTCACGTACACCACAAGGCGCATCATCCGCAACCGGTTATACTGGTAACGATACTGCTGCTCTTGAAGGCAATGGCGGTAAACAGATCAGCGTACAAATCCTACGTCAAGCTGTTGAAGCTAAGTCACGCAAGCTACAAGCTCGCTGGACATTTGAAGCTGCACAAGACGCTCAATCACAACACGGTATTGACGTTGAAGCAGAAATCATGGCCGCACTAGCACAAGAAATTACTGCTGAAATCGACCAAGAGATCCTCTTGAGCCTACGTACATTAGCTACAACTGAAGAAACCTTCAACCAAGCTACTGTTAGTGGTACAGCTACATACGTTGGTGACGAGCACGCTGCTTTAGCTGTTCTGATCAATCGTGTTGCTAACAAAATCGCTCAACGCACTCGTCGTGGCGCAGGTAACTGGGCAGTTGTTAGCTCAGCAGCATTGACTGTTCTTCAGTCAGCAACAACATCAGCTTTTGCACGTACCACAGAAGGTACATTTGAAGCACCTACAAACACCAAGTTTGTTGGTACATTGAATGGTGCAATGCGCGTGTTCGTTGACTCATATGCTCCTGACACTACACCTGTATTGGTTGGTTACAAAGGTTCAAGTGAGACAGACGCAGCAGCATTCTATTGCCCATACATTCCATTGATGAGCAGTGGTGTTGTTCTGGATCCATCAACCTTCGAACCAGTCGTTAGCTTCATGACTCGCTATGGTTATATCGAGTTAACTAACACTGCCAGTTCGTTTGGTAATGCAGCCGATTACGTTGGTGAAATCGGAATCAGCAATCTTACATTCCAATAATCTTATTGGTTGTACTATTGATGAAACAAGAAAAAGAGCACTTCGGTGCTCTTTTTTTGGGCTAAATTTATTTTCGTAATGCAGCAGAATATGATAAATAACTGTATGAAACATTTTATATACAAAACTACCCATATTAATGGCAAGTACTACATTGGGAGACATAGTACAGTCAACATAGATGACGGTTATATTGGCTCAGGTAAATGGCCTAAATCAATTAAGGACAAATCCGAATTGACCCGTGAAATTTTAGAATATGCGCCTGATGAAGCTACACTAAAATTAAAGGAAGCACTGTATTTGGCTGAGCATTACGGTAAACCACAGTGCATGAATCTTACGCTTGATCCAATTGGATTTGACAGTGTAACTAACCCTATGAAAAATCCTGAAATTACTGCCAAAATTAGTGGAGAGAACCATTGGTCTAATGTTGATCCAGAAAAATTCAAAGAGGCGTTTGCAGGCGACAATCATTGGCTGAATAAAAATCCCACTCGTAGAGAAGAATTCATAAAGAACCATCCAAACAAAGATGGTAGAAACGCAAAGTTAGCGTATGCCAGAGGAACGCACAACAGCATAGCAAACAATCCCAGTACAGTAAATGCGGCCAACGGAACACACCATTGGCAGAATGGAAAAAGCCCCAACTACCAGGGCAAGCTAAACAAAAAACTGGTCAAAGAAGGCGTCCATAATTTTTTGGGACCTGAACTCAATCAAAAACGAATTGATGAGGGTACGCATAATTTTGTTGGATCAGCAGCAAACTTAAAGATGTTAGCAGAGGGCAAGCATCCATCGCAGAAGAAACAAACATGTGAGCACTGTAGCAAAACAACCAGTGCAGGCATGTACACCAGATGGCACGGTGCCAAATGTAAGAACAACCAGGAATCCCAATGAAAGAACTAAAACAAAACGAAGTGGTAGAAGTATTACCAGATGGAACTGTGTATTATTTTGATTTGGATGTGTGTAATAATGCAGCAGAGCAAGCAATGGAAAAGCTACTTGAACTGGAGGGTGTAGAACCCAATTTTGATTTTACTGCCAGTGTATTTCATTTGTTCGTGGAAGCAATTTACATTTTGACTAATTCGGGCTGGTCTACCGAAGAATTGTTAACTGAAGTATTGACTCACAGTGATGCCAACGATAACATTACACTTGAGTTTGACGATCAGGAAGAAGACGATGAGGACGACTAATCATGAAGATAAATGAAATTGAGTTGATTGGTTCACAAAACTTCCCAGTTGAAGCAGTTGAACTGTGGCTGGATAAGTCTAGTCCAAAGGGTATGCTAGAAAATTTTGTAGTCAATTATGTTGAATATCAAGATCAACGCGGAGTTATTTTAACTGACGCTGATAATAAGATTGCAGCGTATGCTGGATTCGCTAGTAGGCTCAATGGAAAAGTATGGCAAGCACAAAATGCAGTGACATACGCACCCTATCAAGGCCAAGCTCTAGTTGGCAAAATTTATAAAATGGTTAAAGAAGAATTTAAAGTATCCATACAAAGTGATACCCAACAAACTGCTAGTGGTATGAAATTGTGGACTAAGACTTTGCCCAGTCTGGGCATGAAGCCAATGATATTTGACACAGAAACAGATAGAATAATCAATCCTGCCCAAACTAAGATTAATATGTATCCAAAGGGCAACCTAGAAAAGCAGTGGCGCTATACTTGGATTCTGGAACGATTTGACTACTACCCGGAACAAAACTTATTAGCTGAGGGTTCTCTACTGATGCCGTATGTGGGCATATGGTATAAAGACTAGATTTGTATTATATAGAATAAATACGATATGGAAAACATTAACGATCTTAAAAGAATGTCAGGCATAGTAAATGAATCAAAGTATGGTCAAAAGTTTGATCAGTTTCATGGCCCATTTAAGAATGACGGGAAGAAAGTCCGAGATAAAAATTCAAAAGAACTCTGTGAATGTGAAGATACACAAACTGCAAAAGAATTAGCAGCGGTGCTTACAGACATTAAACAATTGCGTGAACTTTGTACAAAAATCAGTTCACTGCCTAATCGTTAAAAATTCTCAACGGGATGGGAAGACAAACCAGCGCACTGTTCGCATAAAGTGCGCTTTTTTGTTGGCGCTCAACTGCTGTTTGTCCAATAATGATAAATAAGTGATAAGAATAACGATTAGGAACATACATGGCAGCAGACCCATTCAATTCGGCAGGTGGATACACTTACAACATACCTCCCGTACCGTTTTTAGACAGTACTGGCAATTTAACTGTGGCTAATGCCACAGTTTCAGGTAATATTATCGCCGGCGATACCATAACTGCAACTACGTTTGTGGGAAACTTGGCGGGTGGATTTTCAATTGACGGCCCCAATACTGGTATCTTATTCAACAACGCAGGCTCTGCTGATCCAATTGGCACAGTAACTTACAGTGCCAGCACTGACACAGTTACAGTAGCAGGCAACTTGATTGCCAATACGTTTACTATAGGCGCAAACAACAACGAATTCAGCACCAGTCAAGTGGTATTTGCTACCACGAACAGCAGCGGCGTTAATCAGCAGTTACATTCAGTATTGGCCAGTACGATTTGCAGTTTAGAGTACATGGTAATTGCCACAGATGCAATCAGTTTTTCCAGAC